ACTAAATCTCTCAAGCCATCTGTTCAAGTAAAAAGGATTGTATAATGTATTGCGTAACACATAAAAGGTACTATCATTCTCTTTGTGTAGACTGTGCTGCTTTAGCTAATAACTCTGTTCAAAACACAGGGGCTATTAGTGGTACTACTTATGGAGCAGGACGTAGTGAAAGTTACTATCCTCCTGGAGCTGGTGTAGGTATTAAGGACATGGTAAACTCTCCTAGTCATTACACTCAAGGAGGTATTGAAACCATTGACTACATTAAAGCTAAGCTTACTCCTGAAGAGTTTAAAGGTTATTTAAAAGGTAACATCATTAAGTACACTTCTAGAGCAGGTCTTAAGGATGAAGTAGCGCAAGAGTTCTCCAAAGCGAAATGGTATATTCAAAGGATGATTGATGAGCTTGACCCTAGCTGATATAATATACCGTCTTAAGCAATTAGACGAAATGGATGTAACAGATATTCTTGGTTTAACTACTGAGGATATCTGTGAGAGGTTCTCTGATATAATCGAAGAGAAAGCAGATTTACTTGAACAACTACTAAAGGACGATGATGACAACTAAAAAACCACTACATGACATGGGTCCTCCTATTGAGCAGGAGATTCCAGGCCTCCGTGACTTTTACGCAACATCAGTATTGTCAGGAGCAATCTCTGCTGCTGGTGTTCCAGAGACAAACGTAGAAGAGTATTGTGAAGTTATTGCTCATTTCTCTTATGTCATGGCAGATGCAATGATGGTAGAAAAGTACAAGAAGAATACGAGGCACTAAGATGGATTATGCACATACACTATTACTTATTAAAAAGTATAGCAGTGACTATTTGATTGCTGCTAATGGACGTAAGTTTAAAGAAGCAGCTTTACTGGCTCAGTTTATGAGTGAACTATCTAGCCAGTTAAGTGCTATTACAAAGGAAATGAAATGATTGATTTAGATAATGTATTTGCAGGATTGAAACGACTTGAAGAAGTATTGAACACAGCAGACCAGTTAATGCCTATTGTGTTTAGTCGTTGTCAGGAATCAGGAACTAGCTTAAAAGATTTAGATGCTATTCAACAAATGTTGTTAGTTCAAGACTTGATTAAGATAGTACAGCCTCTTAACGATAAGTTGTTAGAGCTACAGACTACAGCTTTCTTTAGAGAGCTACAGCCTCCTCATCCTGCTAATTATCCTGCAGAACCTGTATTGTAAGAATTCTCGGTAGTTGTATTTTATGGCCCTGCTTCGTGCAGGGTCTTTTTATTTAATGCTTAGTTGCTCTTTAACATAATCTTGGAGGGAGACGAGCTGCTGAGTGGTATTGGCACACTGTAGAGCAAATACAGGGTCTGTGGTGAAGCCATTAACTCTGACGAGGGTGTCGCTGGGGCTGGACACGGAGCTGCTACCATTGATGTGCAACCCACTGTACATAGCAGTAAGGCGAGTAAGCTGGTTCTTATAATCATTAGTTACCTTTTCTGTTACTAGTTGTTGTTGTTTGACTAAGTCTTTAGTATGTTCTTCCTGTACCTTAGCTGTGGATACTACTTGTTCTTTGTAGTTAGCAAAGCGAAGATGCTCTACATAGAAACCACCAATGAATGAAAGTACAAGCAATCCCACAGCAATAATAAACTTCATATAGATATTAGGCGTAGGCATTATTTAATGTCCAATGGTTTAGTTGTCGTAGCTCTAAGATAGGCAATAACAATTCCAATTACAAACATAGAAATGCTGTAGACTTTAGGGTCTATTAAGCTTTGTAGATAAGAGGAGTTATCAGATACAGCTCCTAAAAGAAATAGGAGACCAGAGAACCACATAGTCCTTGATTTCCAAGCTCCATGTATTCTCTGTTTCATTACATTCTCTTTTTAGTAGATACTTTGCCTTTAGGCTTAACCTTAGACTTACCTGCTTTAGACAGAGCAATAGCGATAGCTTGCTTCTGTGGTTTTCCTTCTTTTACAGAAGTAGAAATGTTTTTAGAGATTGTCTTTTTAAAACTACCAGTTTTAAGAGGCATAAGTTATCCTTTATAATTTGCATGTAGAAAGCAATCTTGCTCAGCAAGTCTGCGTGTTAAAATACTATCGCTGTACTTCCCAGCTACCATAGACCATTTAAGAAACTCTTTAGAAGCAGCTTCTTTGTTTCCTGCTTTAAGTAACTTTAGAAGAGTCGAACGATTAAAAGCACCAGTACCTAAGTTAAAAGTAAAGGACACTAGAGCATCAAATTCATTCTGACTAAGGCTTAGTCCTTGTGCATTGACAGCAGTCTCTGCAGCAGTCACATCTCTTCTAAGAAGTGAAGTAGCTTGTCCCATAGTAATAGGACTTCCTGAAACACAGCCATCATTAGGTACAATGAGGTGACCGTACCCTACTGTCCATTTACCTGCAGTATCCATGTAAGGCATACTACGGAATCCTTCAAAGTGCTTAATCTGCTCAATACCTGCGTCAGAAGTCTTCATAGGTTATAGTAAGGAAGTTTAAAGTTAGTACCATTGATATTGATAGTAACAAAACCTACAGGGTTAGCTGGTAAAGTATGTGTACCTGCTGTAGCTGTTATTGAAGTAGTATTCGTTAATGCTACATTACCTGTGATACTTCCTGATACAGCAACACCTGAAAGAGAACCGCCAGTAACATTAATAGCATCTTCATTCTGAGTAGCTAAAGTACCAAGACCTAGATTCTGCCTTGCTCCTGCAGCACTGGTAGCACCTGTACCACCTGAAGAAACAGGAGCTACAATGTTACCGCCTTGTGCTTGCTGAATGTAGTTACCTAAGTTACGGAACCAGTCACGCCAGCTCTGTACTTCACTAATCTTATCTTGTGGTATCGGAGGTAAGTTATTAACGGCCATCTTCTACCTCGAAAGCGTAACCACAGCCTTGTAAATCATCTAAACTATCTTGTACTTTACAGCCAATGTCAAGTCTGTAAGCAATACTGTTTGGAATCTCAATCTTTTTCTTAATCTTGCCGTAAACAGACTCACGAGCTTTTTCAATACTATCTCCTAAACCAACAACAGTGCAGCAGTAATCACCAGCAGTAACAAACATGGGAACATTCTCTTTGAGTTCACCGTCAACCATTGCAGGACCTTTGCCCCACTGAACTTCACAAAGATGTACGTCATTGACTGCATCTTCCATTGTCAAGCCCCAGATAGGATAACCAGAGTTTTCCTTCTTAGTTAAGCGACTGTAAGGATAATCAGGAATAGTAACCACAACACCGCAAGCAATCTTGTCGTATACTTTGAATGTGTCTTTACCATCAATCATGTCAAGCATCCACTGAGCAGGGTCACCTTTGTGTAAAGACATCTGAATGTTAAACAAAGGCCAGCCTGGGCGAGTAGTGAACTCTAAAGGCCATGCTTTACCTTGTTTGTCAATAATGCAGTTAACATCGATGTAGCCAGTGTAGCCAATACCATGAAGCATATCTTCTAATGGCTTGAGCATCTGTTCAGCTAATTTAGATTCTTTAGTGTATCGAACAATAGTACCTTGCTCACCAGTAGTAACACCTAGTTCACCATCCATGAGCTTCTTGTGTTCCCAAGACTCACAGAAATACTTAGCAAAGCCACAAGCACCAAACCAACCACCGACACCAAACTCAATACCAGGACGGAACTCTTGAAGAATAAACTTACCTTTAAAGGAATTCTTTTTCTTCCATCGTGTCAACATGTAAAGCATGTCAGCAGCAGACTTAGCTACATAGGATAAAGTCTTATCACCATCACCAATAGGCTTAGATACGAATCTACGTGGATTCTCTTTAACGTAAGCAATAGCTTCGTCATAATTATCAAAAGTCTTACTAGGGATAGTAGGAATACCAGCTTTGTTTAGAATCTGTTCACCGTAGTCACGTTCTTGTTCCCAACGAGTACCAGCTAAGTTTGCACCAAAGATAGGGTAACCTTGTTCACGATAACGCTCTAATCCATGAATGTAATAGATGTTATCTGTAACAAAGATTAAGTCAGCCCACTTCATGTGGCTTTCCCATTCAGAGACTCGTTTGATTAAACCGCCATCTCCTACTTCAGAGCGTGAGCCATCTTTGTTGTGCCTAAGAAACAGCTTAACATCATGTCCAGCTTCTTTGCTTCGTAAGCCAAAGGAAAGACCACAGCCACAGCCTGATGGGTCTATTATAAGTACTTTAAGCATGTTTATTACCTTTACTACGATTAGGAGCACGTTGTATTACTTGTAAATTATAATGAACATGTAGACCGCAAACATTTTCACCCTGTAGCGGAATTATATGGTCTACTTCATAAGGCACTCCTGTTACTGCAGAACACCAAGAAGCTAAGGAATATTCAATTTTAATAGCTTTTAAATCAGCCCATTTAGGAGTAGCTTTTAATTTAGTAGCTCTATACTTAGCTCTTTTAGCGTTGTATAGATGTTTATTTTCTTGAAAGTGTTTTTTACTTCTTTGTTTGTTTTGTTCTGCTAAATTTTCTTTATTTTCTTCGTAGTATTTTTTAGACTGTAAAGACATTTGTTTTTTATTTTTAATCCAATATTGTTTGTTATATTGTTTAAAATAATCTTTATTATTTTCTTTAAATGTTTTTTGACGAACAGAAATACATTTTTTACATGAACTTGCGTATCCACTTTTTAAATGAGAATCCTTATAAAACTCAGTTATTTCTTTTTGAGTTTTACAAGAAGTACATTGTTTAATTAATACATTCATAGGTTTTTCTCTTTAGCGATAGCACCAGCAGTTGTAGCACCAATAAATAATCTCATAGCACGACTAATATCTTGAGGTGTCTGAGCACCTTGCATAATGTCAGTAATGTTATTATACACTTTATCAGAGAGTTTCATCTGTTTTTTAACTTCAGGACCAATAGTTCCCCACATCTTTTTAGCTTCTACAGCCGTAGTGCCTTTTAAGTAACTTAAGAATTCTTGATTAAATACTTTAACTCCTTCAGGATTCTTACCTAAGTTTTGTAATTGGTCTTTAATAGCAGCTCCACTATTATTAGCAAATAAAGTAGGTAATGTATCTTTAGCTAAAGCAACACGTTCTGTTTCGTATGCTTTTCGAGCAATTTCTTCAGAACGTTTATTTGTTGTTCTTTCAAGATAGTCATTAAAAGCATCACGGGCTTTTTGAGTTTCGGTGGTTGTAGCATCTTTACTAAATTTAAGATTTTCAACTACTTTATCGCCTGTTAAAGGATTACCTTTAGCATTTTCAAAAAATTGAGAATAAGCATCTTTTTTAGACGGAATATCACCATGTAGAGATTTAAATTCAGGAGAATCTAAAAAAGTGCTTGCTTGTTTACCTTTAGGAAAAGCCACATTATCATAAGATTGTTTAGCATCTTCATATAAAGAATGAGAAATAGACTTACCTTCAGCGACTGGAATATCAGGGTGTGCTTCTTTTAAAACAGCATTTGCTTCATCGATATTTTTAGTAGAGCCTATGCCTAGTGTTTTTGCTTCTTCTTCTAAAGTTTGTCCTACAGCTTTGTAATCAGCAGGTTTTCTCTTTTCAATAAACTCACCAGCTTTTTTAACAACTGTACCAGCAAAAGGAATATCCATTGATTTAACAATAGCTTTAGTTGCATATTTAGTAGCATACTCTGCTGCTCTTTTTTCAATCATTTGCCCTACTTTGGTAGACAAACCTACACCAGGAGTAACCATACCTGCTGCAAATTGCGTACCTGCACCAAAACCTAAATCTTCAGCTCCTGCTTCTAAAAGACCTGAAACAGCACCGCCAATAGCTCCTACAGTACCTGTAACAATAGCACCTGGACCTGTTACAAATCCTAAAGCACCTCCAAAAGCACCTCCTGTGACAGCTCCTGCAGCAGCCCTAGTAGCATAGTCTCCAGCAGTTAATTTACCTGCTTTAGAAGGGTCTCTTCCAAATAATTCTTGAGCTTTAGTACCTGCGTCAACCATGCTTTGTCTATCTTTAGCAGAAGGAGATAAATGATTGATAATTTCAGTGGGCGTGTATCCTGACTTTTCAGCAGAGTCTTTATCAAACCCTGATTGCTGAGACAAGTGAGCAGCTATCTCATCATCTGAATATCCAGCTTTTCTAGCACCTACGACATCAAAATCTACTGGCATTGTGTTTCCTTAGAATGACAAGTCGCCTTGACCGAATTGGAACTTTCGTTCTTTACCGCCACTACCAAAAGAACTAAGAGGAGGACGTTCTTTAGTACTATCTACGCCATACTTTTTATCTTGTTCTTTAGTCTTAGCAGTTTGTGTTTCCATGAAATCTTTAGAAGATTTAGAGAACATCAATGGATATTCTGTCTTATCTAAATTTTCTCTATCAGCTCCAATTCTACGATTTAAGTTACGTACAGCATCATCTTGACGGTCTTTAAGAACACCAACAAGAGACTGAGGGCTTAGAGATTTATCATAGATACCTACAAACATTTTTTCTAAGTATTGGTTTATACGCCCACCGCCTGAAGCAGCAGCATCTTGTAAGCCTAAAGTAGCTAGTTCTTTAGCAAGAATAGCAACATCTTCTGTATACTTATTATCTTTATTTGTAGAAACGTTATCCAATAAGTTTTTAGTTAAGCCGCCAGCACTTCCCACAAGAGAAGCAATAGTACCTACGGCACTTGGATTCTTAGCAATTAAATCAGAAACTTTTTCAGTTTGCTTCAATACATCAAAGTCTCCTGCAATAGCAACTTTAGCTTTAGCACCTTGTCCTACTAATTTATTAGGAGGAATAGCAAACTCTTTACCTACCTGAGCAATATCACCAATCTGCTTTTGAATAGGCATAGACACATCTTCATACATTTGCTCTACGTCAGCCTTTTTATTTGCTTTAGCAGTTTCATAAGAAACATCACCAACTTTACCACCACCAGACAAGTTCTTGGTAATCGCTTGCCCAACAGTAACTTTACCTTGTAAATCAGGATTAGCAGCAATTACTTTATCACTTAATACATCTTTAACAGGAGTATCAGAATCAGCTTTAACTAACTTCTTAGCATCTGTGTCTCCGAATCTCCACCATAAGTCTTTATTAGCATTAGTAGGAGATAAACCAGCAGCAGAAATTTCTTTACTAATTTGTTGTTCGTGAATCTTAGCAGCTTTATCTTGTGCGTCTTTATTTCCTTTAAGTTTAGAAAACTCAGGTAATGAAGGGTCTTCTTCACGGATTTTATCGTAAGTACCTTTAGTAAGGCCATACTTACCGACAGCAGAAGATGTTTTACTTTCAGCATTATAAGCAGCATCTCCTTTAAAACCCCCAGATTCAACACCAGCACGAGAAGATAAGAAATCTCCTTCTTCCCCAGATACTGTAGCAGCAGCTTTTCCACCTTTTTGATACTTAGGAATAACACCAGTATCTCTAGTAATTTTTTCTTGTTCTGTTAAAGGAATACCATTTTTAGCTTTAGCCTCAATACGATTTAATTCTACTCTTAAATCTCTTGTATCCATTAAATCTTGACGATTATCAGCAGAGATTGCTACTTGCTGTGCTTGAATATTTTGACTGGCTGTTCTTGAAACATTAGTCAACAAAGCTTTAGCTTTTTGAACTCCTTCTGGAGTGTCACCAAACTGTTTAACAGCATTTGCTAATTGTAGCTGAGTAGCTTCATCAATACCAGCAGCCCCAATAGCAGAAATTAAATCAGATTGTGTAGTAGCCCCTTGAACTAATTGTCCAGCATAAGCAAGCTTTCCTTCTTTTACTTTAAGGTCATTTAATGCTTGTGTCTGAGTAGCCTCAGAAAGACTACCAGCTTGTTTTTGTAGTTTGTAAGCAGCAGAGTTTAGTCCTTTACTTTGAAGCATCCCAGCAGCTTGATTAAGAGTAGCTGCTTGTTTAATAGGGTCTTTAATTTCTTCAGGTGTTTGACCTGCGTAAGCTTGTTTAAGGATATCCTGCGAAGCAACATCTTCTTGAACACCTTTCATTGCTTCGTAACCAGAAGCAAAAGATTCAACGGCAGTAGGTCCATATGATGTAGGCATAATTATTCCTTATTAATATACTGGTTGTGATGTATCAGCTATGTACTGAGCTTGTATATCAGCAGGAACTGCTTGATTAGCTCCTTGAGATACTTGAGAAGAAGTATAGCCACCTAAATCACTACCAAACCAAGAACTACCAGAGCTTCCTGAACTTCCAAACATACCGCTTAATCCTGAAGACAAACCACCTAGTCCAGAAGTAAGCTGACCAAGACTAGAAGCTTGTCTACCATAAGCAGCATTAGCAGCTTGTTGCTGAGCTAATCCTGCTGCTGCTGGGTTTTGTGCAGCACCTGATAACTGCATCAAGTTAGCAAGTTGTGCATTATAGTACTGACCAAAAGTATTTTGCCCTTGTTGCTGAAGAGCGTTAGCTTCTGCACCAGACTGAAGCATACCACTAGCAGCAGCACCTCGTTGAGACTGTTGTAGTCCTTGTTGAAGCTGTTGTTGATAACCAGGCTGAGCCATAGCTAATGCAGGATTATTTACTAACTGATTAAGCTGAGTAGCTGCTTGTCCACGGTAAGCACCATATGGGTCGTAAGTACCAGAAGTAGCAGGAACAGAGCCGCCTGAAGAACCTCCTCCACCGCCTCCACCAAACATACTATTTAATCCTGAACCTATCCCTACTACGCTTGCTGCTACTCCTAATGATGCACCCATGGTGATGTCCTTATATCATTTTGCTATACAGTTTTTCGATAAACGTATAACCTAAATATTCAAATAACTTAGAATTATCTAAATGTACTTTTGTGCTATACATAACACGATGTACACCGATTGATTTTAAATACTGTTCAGCAAACTGAAACAGTCGTATTCCAACCCTACCTTTACGTTCCTGTTTAGTAACGTAGTAAATATCTTCCACAGCAGTGATGCAAGATTTATAATGCAAATGTGGAGTAATAACAAATATAATATAACCTATTAGGACACCATCTTTACGACAAGTAATTACTTTAGATAATCCTAGTTCTTCTAGTTTAAAATAAGACTCGTAATCTGGTTCTAATGGTACTGTCTTTGTGACAGAGAGTTCAGCATAATGGTCATCATAGTGCTCCTTCATCTCTTCAATGCAATTTGAATAAGCTTCTACTTGATATGTAACCATTTTCTAGCTCCTGTATACTGTCGGTGAAACGCCTCCACCTTCTAATTCCCCAATTTCAAAATCAACTTCAGCAGCATCTAAACGTAATGGCTGATTATCTGTACAGAGGAATTCCCAAGCTCTGCGTCTTCCTTGTCCTGTTTGATAAATCTGAGGACGAGACGCATTAAGGTTTACAGTACGGTAAGGAGACCATGATTTATAATCATCATCAGTGTGGCGAATATTCATTATAGCAGGTTGTTTATCTCCTACAATTTCCACCCTATTGTAAAACTTACGCTTAGTAGTTCCATTATCAACAATGTCTGTAACAGCTCGATAATAGATTGGAGCACCTGCATCATTATAGTACGTATCTGACATAACGTAAATAGCACCTGTGTCATCATCTAAAAGATAGTAAGATAAACCATCTCCTGAGAAATAACTAGGTCTGAAATACTGTTCACCATAGATACCAGGAGCACCTGAGTTTTCATCACCCTTAGCCCACATAGTCCATTGATACCACATCTTTTCAGATACGTCGTATACTATTGTAACATTTAAATCGTGTAAAGTCAAGACATAAAATGGATGACCGTTGTATCTTAAAGTATAGGCTTTTACGTCTTTTAAGTTACTATTATTGAGAACACGGTCAATATAGACAGTAGAAAGCTTAACTGGAGATACCCCATCTACACCATATACACCAGTACCTGTAGTCTTAGAAATACCAACAAATAACACAGTATTCTCAAAACTAACAATAGAATCACCATTAGCACAACCTACTTCAAATTTGTAAGAAGGAGCAGCAGCTAAGGGAGAACCTGGGAATGTACCATAATCATAGAAGAAGTCAGTAGACCATTGTCCATGAGCTAGGATATAGTTTAAATGCTTAGAAATACCTACTAAGTTATCTGGTTCAGATTCTGCTGTAACATAGTCTAAAGCATTCCAATGAGTAGGGTCTCCTACATCACAGTTGTACAATCTACCTGTTACAGTGCCTACAACAATGTAAGAATCTAAGAATACTACTCCAGGGACTAAAGGACCTGCAGGGAAGCCTTGTAATAACGCTGTAGCAGTGGCTCCAGAGCCTCCTGTAGCCGTAAAAGTACCTGTCCATTGAATAACAGCAGTACCATCTAAACCAACTCCTCCAGTGCCTGTTAAACTGACAAACTGAACAGTAGCTGTGCCATCTGGTCCCGACCCTGAAGTAAAAGTAGGTTCAGAAGCTCCTGTAGTGCCTGCTGCTGTACATACATACAGATAACCAGAAGAAGTTACAAATTCTTGTCCTCTGAGAATATTCCAGCCTGATGCCCAAGCAGGGGCTACATCAGAGTTATTTATAGTAGGTTGGATTATTCCTGTAGTACCTGCTGATAAAACTACATAAGAATTACTACTAGTAGTATAAGTAGCTCCTGTGCCTTTAAATGTGCTAGCTGTCCAAGTGTAGGTCGTAGCCCCTGAATCACCAATAGTAACAACTAAGGTATCTGAAGATGTGTAACCTGAGCCACCATTAGTAATTGTAATTCCTGTAACTACACCACCTGTAGTCTGTACAGTACCTGTGGCTGTTGTACCGCCTCCAGAAGGAGCTGAGAAGGTAACGTATGGGGTTATGTAGCCTGTACCGCCAGTAAGGATAGTAGTTGTTACAATAGTATCATCTTTAATCTGACTAAATGCTCCAGTAGAGCCATTTACTAAATAACCATTAGTTTGATTATGTAGGAATAAGTAATTACTGTCTAATGTCTGAACAAAGTAACAAGTCACAATAGGACCTGTTAAAGTACCGACTACTGTAGAAGTATATGTTGTAGGGTCTACTTTATATAAGACATTATTAATAACAAGATACAACAAACCTTTAAATAGATAAATACCTTGACCATCTCCAGCAGGTAAAGCAGGAGTTATTGTAGGTGTTATTAATCCAGGACGTTTAATAAACTCACGCATTTGATTGCGTGTTTCAAAGTAACCATTGACGCACTTAGAGTCTGTGTTTAATCTACCATCCCTTGTTTCTACAGGCTGAGATAATGGAATTCTTTGAATTGGCATATTAGTTAGGTTGTCCGAAGGTTACGTTAGCCATACGAAGGTCAGCTTGGAAGAATGTAGATACAGATTCCACGTCCCAGTCTGTAAGCTCTTCACGGTATGATTTAGCTCTCATTGCTATCTCTTGACGATGCCCTGCAGGTAAAGAGTATTCAATAGCGAGCTGGTCAGCTAAGTTCCAAACAAGTGTATTAAACCACTCCACAGGAAAGTTAGGTACTGAAGAACCGTAGTTAATGTCTTGAATAGGCTGTTGAGCCATGAAGTACAAGTCATATTGTAGAGCAGCATTGTAGTCAGGAGTCAAGTAAACATACATATTACCTGTGTTCTGACGAATCTCATAGTAAATAGAGTTAGCTACACCAGTGCTAAACTTAGAACCTAATGTCTTATACTCTTGTTGGCTAAGGAGCTGAACAGGGGTATCAATAGGAGGTGTTACAGTAGTCTGACGTAACCAAGCCTGAATAACCTTCAAAGGCTTGTCAGCATCTAAGTCTACTGTAGGATTCTGTGAGATAGGACCAATAGAGTACTGAGTCTGTCCGTTAACTAAAGGAAGGACTAATTGGTTGACTGTCCATAGCTTTAGACCTTCAGTCTGCATCTGCTTAACAAAGAGATTCAAAGCTAAAGAAGCATTAGCCACAGTCTCTGAATCAGGAGTAGAACCAAGCTCAAGCACTCCCAATTTCCTCAAGGCCAGAGATATTATTTGGTCACGAGTAACGCTAAAAACAGATGACATATTAGCTTCCTAAAAGGACTTTAATGGCTTTATCAATGCCGATGGTTTGTGCGATAATGACAGCTAGAGCACCGATTGCAAGCCATTTAATCTGAGATAAATTCTTTTCAATGGAGTGCATAGTAGAGGTTAAGTCAATAGTTGTTTCACGAAGTTCTTTGATGTCTTCAGCGTGATTAGCTTGGGTGACTTCAAGGCGTACTACACGGGTCTCTAGTTGGTCTGACATGATGTTATTCTTGTGGTTCTAAAGGAGGAGTTACTAAAGCAACTTGTTGTTGGAGTTTTTGCAGCAAAGGATAAGCACCTGACTCTGTAGGTAGTTGTCCTACTACACGGATGATGAATGCTGCTTCGTTATCTTCTAATGTAAATGTTTTCATATTATTTCCTTTTAATTTCCAGTCACGTTCCACTGAGTACCGTTCCAAGTAAATGTCTTTGTAACATAGTTGGTACTATATACAGGATTAAGAACATTATCTGCTGTTGCTACAAGTTGAATAGGATATGTACCAGCAGTCCCGTTACCATCTTTAATAGTAAAAGTATAACCAGGAGGCACGTTAGAAGGAGGAGTAACTTGGATAGAAGTACTTCCTTGGTTGGTAATGATTACTAAATCTTCTGCTCCAGTCATGGTGTAATTAGCAGTTTTAATAACAGTAGCTTTATCAACACGACCTACATTTAATGCAGAAGTACCTACACCATTAAAATAATTATTTTTAGCGTCTACTTCATTATTTGTACCGCTAATAATAATACCTTGATAACAATAGCTTCCTGAAGGATTCGATGAATTAATTGCACCGCCTACTAAGTTATTTGATATATATGTACCAGATGAGTTATCTACATAAATACCACAAGAATAACTAGGGTCTCCTCCTGCTGTTAAATTTCCAGTATTATAAGCAGTAATAGTATTATCTGAAATAACACCCCCTTGTATATGTCTTAAAAATATACCACTTCCGAGAGTATTTGAAATAATATTACCAGCAATATTAAAATCAGTAAACGTTGGTTGAATACCATAAGGATTATAAGAACCTATAGCTTGATATCCAAATATCTCTACGTTAAAGCAATTATTTGAAATATTAACCATTATTGCATATTGGCCGTCTGATTGAGGTTGGATTAATATACCAGGAGATTGATATGAAGCACCATCAAAAAAGTTATTAGTTATTCTTACTTGAGATAAAATTGCATTAGGGTTTAAAAAAATATTATTATAAGAATTACCTCCAATATAACAACTATCAATTAAAAGACCTTCACAAGTATTTACACGTATTCCTTGCTGTGACCCTGCATTTGCACCAGGTATTGTATAGGATTGTGCTCCTTTATCCGTAGTTGTAATAGTAACAGTTTGAGGACCAGCATTAGAACCACCAAGATAACAATTTGTAATTTCAACTAATTGAGTATAAGCAGTAGAACCAATGTAAATACAAGAAACACCTTCTTGAGCTGCTGAGGTTGCAAAAGTATTCCAGCATCCTTGTATATTACATTTATTAATTTTAATTATTGAACCTTGTTGAATATTAATACCAAAAGGTAAACGCCACATCCAGCATTCTTCAATAATAGCCGATTGTGCATTTCCAAAGTTAATGTGAGCACCTGATGTAGCAAGGTAATCTAAAGATGTAAAACCTACTGCTGGTAAGTCGCCGTGCCAAAACCAAAAACCAGTAATTAAAGCAGCTCCTGCGTTTGTAAAATGAAGAGTATCTCCATAATTACCAAAACGTCGAATAATAGTATTGTTAACACCAGCACCGATAAATTGTTGATTTACTAAACCATTTAATGTAGCAGAAACTAAAAATGTCCCTGTAGGAAAATTAATTGTTCCTCCAATGCCAGCAGCAGTAATAGCATTTTGAATCGCTGCTGTGCTGTCTGTAGCACCAGTAGGGTCAGCACCAAAATCTAAAATATTAAGAGTTTGCTGTAGCTTTTGGTTTATTGGTAGATTAACAGCACCTGTAAAGGGTTGTTCAAATTTTGGAATTAGTGTTGTCATGTTTAAACCTTTTATTAACCAACAATCCAGTTGGTTCCGTTATAAAATACTGGAATTGTTACTGCACCTCCACCAGCTACTGTAGCACCAAATACAGGAGCCAAAGCATTAGTCACATAAGCTCTTGCGCCTGTTACTCCTGTAGGCAGAGTAGCTACAGTATACCCGCCTGTATTAATAGTACCACTTAAAGCAATAGAGCTTACATAGGTAGGAGGAGCATTACCATTTGATTGTAGAAGTTGACCACTAGAACCATAGTTTGTAGCACCATTAAAAGCTACTGCGCCTGTAGACCTAAAACGTACTACTTCAACTCTTGATGTAGAGCCTGAAGGAGTAACAGAAAAAGTAAGTGCTGTAGGTTGACTTGTAGGAGTTGCTAATGTTTCTAAAAGGCTTTGTATAGCTACTGTATTAGCATAAGTGGTCCCATCACCAGTAGTTGCGCCTATTATGCTAATAATGGAGGTAGTTGTTGTTGCAGTAGGAGAAGCAATAGTTCCTCCCGCTCTTCTAAAACTAATACTACCTAATGTTGAACCATACTCATCTATTGTTATGGACGGTACAGTAGATGCTCCAGCATCTGCTCTAAGAGTTAAAAGACCTGTCCCAAAAGCAAGACCAGTCCCTAATGTTGTTTGACCAGTTACTGATAAGTTAGTCGCCCCAGGGTCAAATGTATTCCCAATAGAAACACCACCTGTTGCTCCAATTTGCATTCTTTGAACAGAGTTGGTTGTAAATATTGTTGGATAAGCTCCATCATTCCATAATACTCTTGAGTATCCTCCAAGTCCAAAGTTACTACCAGTAGAATTATCAATAGCAAACTGAAAACTTCCTCCTGTATTACCGATATTTAATCGTGCTAAATTTGTACCAGTTGTTGAGAAAAATCTCACATCAGCAGTTGAAGTTATTACGTCTAATGGGTAAGAGGGAGACCCTCCAATACCTATTTTACCTGTTACAGATAAGTTAGTTGCTCCTGGGTCTGTAGTGTTACCAATAGAAAAACCGCCAGAAGTAAACAAACGAAGTCTTTCACTACCTCCTGTATACATTGTTAGTGGGAGGTATGTACCAGTACCACGAATCTGAGAAGAAATCCGTGAGTCTGAACCACCAACAACTATCATTTGTACTTCTGAACCATTTGTTGCTGCTGAATCTGATAATGCGCTTAAGCCAGCATTAGTCGATGTTCCATTTGGAATAATAAAAAATGTAGTTTGTCCATTGACGGTACTTGTTTGAAATGCTACACGACTTGCGATAGTCGCATTACTCATATCGCCAGTAATACGGTTACTAGTGCCAGTAAAGGTTAAATTATTACTTGTAGATATTCCAGTAGTAGTTAAAGTTGTACCATTAAAAGTTAAATTAGTACTAGAACTAAAAGCCCCTGTCCCATTTCCGTAAGGAATGTAATTAGCAGTAAGAGTGGTTAATCCTGTTCCTCCGTTAGGGACAGTTAAAGCAGTATTTAAAGTCAATGCGTCTGTGTGTGTCCACGTACCGTTAGCTGTTACAGTAGTGCCAAAAGTAGAGCCAATTGCTAGTGCAGTTGTAGAACCAGTAAGACCGCCTGTTGCAATATTGATTGTTTTTGTACTACCTGAAGCAGTTGCTCCAGCTTGGATATTGATTGTTTGACTTACTGTAGATTGTCCAAAAATTAAAGTAGATGTTCCTGATGTGCTTCCAAAAGTAATAGTACCGTTTGAAGTTGTTATATTATTGCCAAATTGAACAGTGCCTGAAAAAAGTTGTGGAGTGTTCCCTAATACAGCTAATGTAGAACCTGATAATGCTGGTAAAGCGTAGGTATAGTTGGTAGCAGTAGTTAAACCACTTAATACAAAATTGGCTTGTTTAGTGTTATCGGTAGCATCTTGGAAAGTAAAACCACTACCAGTTACAGACATTGTTGGTCTTGTTGTTCTAACTAAAGTACCTGTACCGTTGCCTGTGTAATCTGTTTGTGACAAATGATAATAGTTAGGAGTAGCATCGCCACCTTGAATGTTAGCGAGGTCATTATGGTTAGTTACAGTAGTGCCTGAAAATACTTGAGTAAATGCAGAATCAATCTGAGTTGCTGTAGTAGCGTTTTGTAATACAATAATACGACCTACTAAAATTGCCATTGTTGACAAAATAGGAGGAGGCGTAGGAACAGTAGATGCTACAGCTTGAGCCAGTGAGTAGTTACCACTTCCCATTATATAAGCTAATTTAGGAAGCCCTGAACCATCTAAATAACGGTATACCCAGTTAACTGCGTATTTACCACCAGGACCGTTTAATGTTACTAAGTTTGTACCATTATCATATTGAGTATTGTTGTATGTAGATACTGTAGACATTGTCCACACACCAGATACGTGATACCAAAATTCTGCATTAGAGGAAGATGAATCAGTAATTAATTCACTATATGATGTAACACCATACCAAACTACACCAGCAGTACAAGTAATAATACGACCTGTAGACTCTCCAAGAGAAAGCCCCGAAGCCCATTGGTAACGATTAGTCTGTACTAAACGACGGTTGAGACGAGATGCTGTTGAACGGCCCCAATCAATTGGCTGAAAGTGTACTTGAGTACCGTTACGCCACAACAAAGCAGCACCTACAACACTAGAGTTATCAATAGTAGATACGTTAGTAGTTATAGAGTAAACAGGACTTCCTGAATTATAACTAACAACTAAATAGTTAGCTGATTGGTCTGTAAGAGATAATCCTGTTGCTGCGGGGATTACATACTTCTTTAAATCACCTACCCATCCTACTTGTGAATACAAAACAGCTTCAATTGAAGTAACGTTAATAGTTGCTCCGCTACCTGTAACAGTAATAGTAGGTTGTGTCAATACACCAGCAGCATTATCACCAATATCTAACTCTGTGACATAAGTGCTATTTTGGTAGTAAAGACCTTCAGCTTCAGACCAAATAGAACCTGTAGCAGGGCTTGTTGGAACAGTACCTACTGGGATATTTAAAGGTACTAAAGATGAAGTAGAAGCAGCTAATACTTGTGAGCCTGTGTAAGTATTGGTTTCATCTAACTTAGGAAAGTCGTTAAGACTTGCACGAACTAAACGAAGAGATACTACATCACCAGCATTAAACGCAGTTCCTGTAGTACCGTCTTGTCCACGAACAATAGTAAATGTAGTTCCTGTTACGTTAGTTACTTTAACAATCTCGATAACAAGCTGAGTAGCTGCATCAGCTAATGTGCAATAAAAATACTGTGAGCCTGTAGGAGTAGGAAAGCCTGTCGCAGACGTAACCGACAAAGTTGTAGCTACGTTAGTAAGACTACTAGCTAAAGTAGTATTACAATTGTTTGCGAATAACATATTAGGCATTAATTAGATTCTTTCGTATCACACCAATTACAAGAATGACCCTTACCAACTTCAATCCATTCTTTTTCAATAGGGCAGTAATGTCTCCACATATTATTGTTCAACATTTACAGACCACCCAAAAACAATAGAGCCTGTTCCAGATATGTTAATATTAAATGTAGTAGCAGTAATGTTTGAAATCCAGAAATTTCCAGTTGTTCCTATAGCTGAAAGCGCATTTACTGATATTTGACCTGCTGTTGGTGTTTTATACGCACCATGTGTAACAGTAATAGAAGTACCAGAACTTAAAGTGACTGAGCCTGTTGTATGTGAAGCAACTCCTAAATTATTAGCAACTACAGAAAAAGAACTTCCAGATAAATCAGTAAAATTATGTAAACTATTTCCTATTACTGTAAAATTAGAACAGCCAGAATTAATGTAAAGACCTACAGGACTTGCTGTTAAATTTCCCCAAGCACCTGTAAAACAGTTATTAACATAGAACTGGGAAGTTCCTGTTCCTATAGTAATGTCTGCAGTTGTGTTTTGAGAAAATACACAAGAATCTACCATTAAACCAGCAACTACTGCACCATTATCTATTTCAATTCCATTATTATTAAGATAAAACTCATTTCCATCAGATATTAAACCTCCTACTGAAGAACCTGAAATTACTCTAATTCCTGCACTATTTATAGCACTAGATAACCAACAATTTTCTATTCGTATTCTTTGAATTAAACCACCAGCAGAATTATCTATATATAAAGCACCGTTATTAGAAGTATCTAAATAACAATTAGATATTCCTACGCTAGTAACAGCAGAAGTAGATGTCGGAAGCATAGCTATTGAAATCCCAGATTGTGCAAATTGACAATCAGTTATTGTAAGCCCAACACCTTGTACTATTTTTAATCCTGCAAAAGGCGAAAAAGCGCCTCCTGCTGTGATTGTTATACATCCAAGTAATTCACCAATACCATCAGCAACTCCTACAGTATTTACAGTAAAACCTATTCCTGTTGTCGGCTTATAATCTCTAACTTTAACATCTTCTAGCCTAAAATAATTAGAGGATAAAAATACTCCACAAGTACCACCAAAAATAGTTACATCATACATTTTAAACTCAGATGCGTTATTAGTCGTAACTACAGCATATAAACCATCAGTAGTTGTAAGGCTATAGGTCATACATAAATTTTGTATCGAAACACCAGAAGCAGTTACATTAAAAAATGAAGTATTTGTAGAAGTTGTTTTAATTAAATTTGTAATATTGTTTACGCCTTGGCCTTGTATAGTACAAGAAACAGTAATGTTTAAAGTACCTTCAATTCGCCACCAACCTCCGTTAGGAATAATAACTGTTCCTCCGACAGCAGGAAGTGAGTTAATAGCAGCTTGAAAAGCAGCAGTATCGTCAGTTACTCCATCACCAATTGCACCAAAGTCTTTAACAGATACAGACTCTTGAAGTTTATCTTGGACAGTACGGTTAACTGCTCCAGTACCTTGTTCGTTGTAAATAACATTAGAAGAGTTAATTACTCCACCAGCTAAAGGCAAGTTGTAAATAGCTTGTACAACATCTCCAGCATTTAAACCAGAAGCCATTGTAAAAGTAGTAGCAGTAGACTCTGTGTAGTTTACGTTAACTACTTGTTTACTACCGTTAATAAAGATAGCTAAGTTGTCAATACCTTGTGTGTATGAAAAAGGTAATGTAAATACTGTTTGACCTTGAGTAGCAGTAAAGTCAGCAACAGAAGTACCAGAAGCACTTCCACCACTTCCGCCACCGATAGCAAATAAGTTTAAGCTACCTGCAGTAATACGTAGTTCTACGTTATCACTAAGGTTAAATGTTTGAGGTGAGGTTCCTTCTTGACCACGAACAACAGTAAGAATATCTCCAACACGTTCAATACATTCTACAATTTCAGATACTTCAGGATTGTTGATTTGCACCAACGTAAGCATGAAGTAGTCACCAATAGAAGGCGAAGGAAATTGTTGACCTGTTCCTGCAGTAACTTGCAGAATAGTGTCAGTAGGTGTAATAGCTCTAGCGAGTGCTGTAGCAGCGTTGTTTGTAAATAAAGGACGTGACATTGAATTATCCTACTGTAATAGTGTTTATAACAAAACCGTTGACTAATCTATTAGTACTATATACGGTGATGAATTGGTCTTGTGGTTCTGGTCTTGTCCAAGGAGGTGCTTGGTAGTCTGCTACGCCACGAACAAAGTCTTGAGGTTGACGTGGTTCCCAGTCTTCAGGACATACTTTAAGACCATCCCATCTCTGGCGAAGGTCTGAAGCTTTTAGTTTACGACCACAGGCATCACAGAGGCAAGCCCAGTCGCCACGGTCATAACGAGGAGTGTAGCTCACGAGTTATCCTTAAACTTGAGAAGCATCGTAGATAGTTAAATCACCAACACCCACATAGGTGTTACTTAGAGAAGTCGTAATCGTCATCTCTAGGCGATAAGTTACTTCAGCTAGTCCTGCTACTACTCGTTGAGAAGCAGTCTTATTCACAATAATAGCTGTAGACTGTAGGATACTAGAAGGAGTAGGGTCTACACCATTCATCACTATAACAGTGCATACTGCTGTTAGAATAGTCTCATTAGCAGCAAGAACCTGCGTAAAATCGAAAGTGAATAGTTCACTCTCAGTGGTAATCTTGTAAGAAAATGACTCAGCCACGATATCCTTTAAAAGCTATTATAACACGATTTTTAACAAAAGTCAAAGTATTTGTAGCCTTTGTGACTAAAATATCCCTGTCTTTAACTATAACTGCTGTAAGCTGTTTAGGCCCAACAATGAAGGTAAACTTTGCTACAGCTCCGAACTTTTGAATAATAGCTGGAAATAGCTGCAGGATTGATGTAACACTTACTTTTAAAAGCTTTTCAATAAGCCTTTTAAGACTTGTTGTATTAGTCACTACTACGGTTAATAACTTTGTTAAAGCTTTGCTAATTGTCACCGTAGAGGTAGCTACAACTTGTAAAGTCTTATAAATGAAGTTATGATAGATTAGACTTGCTGTACTGGTTACTGTAGCCGTTAGCGTCTTGTGTAAAGCCTTAATAAAGCTAATAACAGCAGAGCTAGTAACTAATGTAGTTAATGTCTTAGTAATAGCCTTAATTATACTAGCTACAGAACTCACTAGAACCGTCATAGTACGGTTTATGCTTCTACCTATAGTCACGGTACTTACTACTGCCTTAGACAGTGCTATGAGGTGCATAGCTATGTCGCTAAGAACTACAATAGTATGTTCTACAACAGTAGTCATAAACTTACTAATAGCTCTGCCTATTGTAACAAGACTATTAACTGTTACAGCTAAAAGCTTAATTGGTAACTTAACCAACGTAGCTAAAGAGGTAACAATAACACTTAATACTCTTGGAATATTTTTAAGGATGGTACTAGTATTCGTAGAAGTAACAGTCAATGTAGGCTTTAACGTAATGTTATCGCTTGCATCAACTGCAACTCTATTTATACTAGAACCATTTAATCCCATTAACTAAACTGTACTTTGAAGGTAAATTGAATTGAATCACTTGTATTCAAAGGAATACCTGTAAAGTCACCTTTAACAAATAAGTTACCAGAAGTAGAAGCGTCAAATAAACCAGCATTCGTGATTGTCTCAGTCGTGCCAGCAGTTTGTGTCGCTACAACTTGAAAAGTATCATTTGTAGTAGATGTTGTAACCTGAGATACAGTACCACTAACTCGTGGAAGTACCTCAGTAAATAATGTTGTATCAGTAGCACCAGTAGTACCTGTACCTGTTCCCCATCCTACATATTGGGGAGTAGTACCACCGCCATTTAAACGGTTGGTAATAATAGCCCTACCTGTATTGACTAATAATGTAGCCATTTTTTAATTCTCCAGATAAGTCTCTTGATTGGATTTTGATGATAATAATCTATAACGCCAAGTTCTTCCGTAGTACCATCAGCACGAATGATAGTGGCAACTAACTGGATTTCCTTAGCGTTAAGATTAGTTTTCATTAAACTCCAGGGCCTTGTTTAACAAGCTCAAGAACAATAGTGTAAGACAAAACAGCACCTGTAGCCCAGCCTTGTGTAGACATAGTAATTTTACCTGTCGGGCTAGTAGCATTGTTTACAATACCACCATAACGCCAAGCATCTACTTTACCACGTCCAACAAAGTCACCAATACGCACTGGTGTTGCTGCATCCCAGAAAAGCTCTACATCTAGACCGTCTTCAACGTCAAAGTTAATCTTGTTGATGCGAAGTTTAGTGGCTTTAACACCGTTGATGTTGTAATCAGACAAAGTAGCAGGGTCTACAATAACTACACCGCTTAAATCAGAAGTGTCAAGAAGACCATCTAATTTAAGGACTACGTTACGTGGTCCGTCTACTAATGTTTGATTAGAGGTTGAGTTAGCCATTGTAACCCCCTATTAACGTGAAATTTCTTCAGCAGCCAATACGTAGTCAATAGTCATTGTCTCAGTAGCTGTTGGTGTATCAGTAAAGATTGGAGCAACCAAAACGCTACTTAAAGTAGTACCAGAAGTACCGATAGTAGGTGTTGTTACACGAGCAACTAATTGATTGTTTGCAAATACTAACAAGTCAGTGTTGTTATAAACAAGACCGAGTTCAATAAAAGTATTAGCTGCAAGAGTTGCTACGTTAGCTACCAAAGTAGTAGATGTAGAACCTACACGAGATACTAAACTTACTGTAGTACCTGAAGTAGCAAACCAAATACCATCAGTAGCTGAAGTACCAGCAGAAGCTAGGCCAGCAGTGAAAGCACCAGTAGTTGCGCTAACTTTAAGACGTGTAGTAAACCACAGTTTCTGACCAGCTACAAAGCCAAAGCCTGTACCTGTTTTGAATACTGAAGTAGCAGTAGTAGTACCGCCTGGAGTAACTAATGCTTGACCACCTAAACCAGATGTCAAAGCAAAAGTAGAACTAGAACCAGCAATAGCAAAGTCTGCTGTGCTTGCTGCGTTAAAGTCTGTAGAGTAAGTGCTTACGCCATAACCAGTGTCGCTAGTGCTGTTAAAAGGGTCTGGAAGTGGATAGCTTGAAAGTGGATAGCCACGTGGAACCGTTGCTACGCCATAGGTAAATCTTGTTGGTGTTCCCATTTGAATCTCCTAAAAGTGATGGGTCACGTCAATTAAGACGTTTAGGATTAAAAAGTATTACTTTGGAAAAGACAGCTTTTCAACAGCGTGTAAACGCTTTTTCTTGAAACCTGACTCTTGTCCTTCTTTGTTTTCTACTGCTTGGGTGTTGCCGAGACCGCTAGGCATTTTTGCTTTAGGAGAAGCTGTAGTGCTTTTCTTCTCTTTAGCGATACCGCCTGTAGGCTCTTTAATAATTGGATAATCCATATTATTTCCTAAAAGGTGGTGAGGAAAGGCACGTTTTAAGTACCAAACCCCACCATTATAACATAATCTAGTTCTCTTGTAAAGAACTATTTAGTCATTAATCAAGCAAATAGTTGATAGCTTCTGCAAGGAATTTAGGATTATCTCTAAAGTTGCCTAAACCTTGATTACATCCCATACACAACAAACCACGAACTTTCTTAGTAGTATGGCAATGGTCTACTGCCAGATTTCTAGGTTGCTTCGTTCTGTTATCTATGACTGTTTCAGGATTTTTGCATATCTTACAAACACCGTTTTGATTTTCTAACATTTCGTTGTACTGTTCTAAAGTAATGCCAAAACTTTTCTTTAAATCAGTACTTCTTACTCTATCAGGATGTCTTAAACGGTATTGCTTTTGATACGCAGCAGCTTTAGCCTTTTTATCCATAATTCCTTACAAATCAACTAGTTACGGTCAAGGACCATTAACACCGTAGACTGCTCTTGGGTCAGACCAGCCAAAGCTGTAACGCTCGTAGCCTTTAGCCTTAGCGTTCATTGTGTCAAAATCATTGTCCTGGTCGAACATGATACCAACACGTTCATAGTACTTCATACCGTTTTGGATATTAGTACGTAGGAACCAAGCGTGAGGGCTTGTAAGGTAATGGTTCATAGTGATACCTTCTGGAATGGCATTAGTTGCCTTCAGAACGTTGATATCATTGTTTGCAGTACCTGATTGGAACACAGACTTCAGAATGCGATTAGCGTTGTACCATTCTTGACGAGCTACAATCAAAGAACGTGGCATTACGTTAATCAACAAACCACGGTCGTTTTGGAAACCCATGATTGCTACAGTTGCATCTTCCAAAGAAGCTTCGGACAAGTCAACAGAAACAGTAGGGGTATTCGCCCATGTACCGCCAGAAGTATTAGGGTGAACTAATGAGCACAAAGGTTGAGCATCACCACCTGTGTAGGTAGCATTGAACGCACGGTTGTAAACGTTAGCACCAATATTTTCTTTGGTTTGACGGAAAGACATAGCGAGGGCAGCAGCACGACGCTTAGAAACTTGCTCATACAAATTGTCATCCAACTCTTCTTTAGTTACGATGTAACCAAGAGCGTATGCAACGTGTGTGTAGCGAGTTACGAAACCTTGAACTTCTGAGTCATACTGAACGCCTTGACCTTCAGACTTAACAGGAGCAAGACCGAATCCAGTTAACTGAACGTCTTCCTCGTAGTTTTGATGTGAAGTATCTTTGTCGAACAAGTGGATGTACTCTTCAGGATGTTCGTCGTAAGTTTGACCCCACCATGCTTTAATACCAGGCCATAGGGCCTTTGGGTGAGTACCAGTTGTAATTACACCAGCCATTTTATATATCTCCTATTAATTAAGCACCGAAGGCTTGTTTGTATTGGTGTTTATTAAACACAACCAACACGTTATTGTAAGCACCAGGAACGTTCAAA